AGATTTAGCAGATGTTGGGCGTATGACAGAGGTTAGCACTGTAAGGACACGCGATGCAATCCCATTTTGGAATAAAGATTTGAATAAGATTCTTGTTGGAACTAAAATTCTTGATGAGGAATATTATACAAAAGTAGAAGTTTATGGCTCGATTGCACCATTGCAATATGCAGTACCAATCTACAGAGATGAAAGCATAGGAGGCTGGCGAGTGCCAGTTTCGGAATTTGGAGCAAGAAATTGATTAGAGAAGAAGAAGATGATATGACTCAAGAACTTCGGCAGTTAGTTGTACTTGAATCCAACATACAGTTAGAAGCCTTCATCAGAAAGATTGATGAGTCAAAGGTTCCAGTTACAGATGAGTGGACTGACGGTGTAAACACTGGACTTGAGTGGGCTATCAGAATATTAAAGAAGGATAAGAGCGCATCCTAGATGCCATCACAATCTAGAAAGCATAGAGGTTACAGAAGCCAAAAGGTTTTAGCAGAATATCTAGCAGAGAATGGATTCCCATATGCGGAAAGTACTGGTGCTGGTCGCAGTGGTAGTGACGTCACTGGTACTGTCGGTATTGATTGGGAAGTCAAGGCTAGAACAGGCTTCAATCCAGCGTCTGCTATTTCGCAAATAAAAGAACGTATCAAAGATGGGCTGTTGGGTATTGTGGTGCTAAGGCTTAATGGACAGGGAGAGAAGTCTATCGCTGACTGGGTATGCGTATTAAGATTAGAGGATGCAGTAAAATTACTACGAGAGGCAGGATATGGTGACCCAAAGTGATGACCTACCAAGTATCAAAGACATACTCACGCACTACGGAGCAAAGTTGCGAGCCTCTCACGGGCAGGTTAACCTTCGTTGTCCGTTCCACTCTGACACACACCAGTCGGGCAGTGCCAATCTCGACAAGAATATCTTTATCTGTTTTGCCTGTGGAGTTCAAGGAAACAGTATCCAATTAGTTTCGCAACGGGAAGGGATAAATATACGTGAGGCAAAGCGTTTCGCAGAAGGAATTACTGGGCAAAGCCACGATGAAGTACGCGGAAAGCATCTTTCTGGCGGAAGTCTACCTAAAAAACAGGGGCATTCCTCTGGAGGTAGCGCGGTTAATGTCATTAGGCGTAGTCGAGAGGGCTGAAGTAGGGCACGAAGCCTTTGTTGGACGCTTATCAATCCCTTACCTTACCAAAACTGGGGTTGTTGACCTACGTTTCCGCTCTCTTAACCCAGCAGTTGAGCCAAAGTATATGGGTATGACTGGGGCAGAGACTCGGATGTATAACGTCATAGATGTGGAACGTGCTGGCGATTGGATTGGTGTATGCGAAGGAGAACTTGACACCATCACCTTATCTTCCTGTGTTGGCATTCCTTGTATTGGTGTACCTGGAGCAAACAGTTGGAAGAAACATTACACAAGGTTACTTGCAGATTTTGAAAGAGTCTTTGTTTTTGCCGATGGTGACCAGGCAGGTGTGGAATTTGCACGCAGTCTTGCGCGTGAATTGCCAGTTACTATAGTACAATTGCCAGACGGAGAAGATGTTAACTCAGCCTATGTTAAGTTCGGTGCTGACTATATTAAGGAGAAGGCTGGGTTCTAAATGAGTTTAGAGAGTGAGCCACCTCACAATGTTTGCCACGATTGTGGAGCAACATTTGAAAACTCATTCTCATTAGTTGACCATATGCTTGAAGATGATGAAGACTTTGACCCTTACTTCCTGCTACCTAACGGGCACAAGTTAATGCTTGGTTCTTTATTAAGATTCTTCTACGCAAATGCAGAAAATCCTGAGCAAGTAAAACTCATTACTCAATCAACGTATATAACTTTGTTTGCTTCTGAACAGGGTTCTTCGCTGATAGATGAGTTGATTGAAGATATGGTTGTTAAGTCAGTTTTCAAAGATTTCGATAGAGACTTGCAAGAATTATTAGCAGAGGATATTACTGATGAGGATGAGGAGTGAAGAAGAATGGCAAATATTGAATTACCTATCCGACTTGGGGCTAAAGATAGTAAGCGTCCACAAGGAAACAGAATCGTTGGTAGTAACTATAAGGGTCCCGATGTTGAATTTGAAACCAACGTCCGAGAAACAATGAAAGAGTTGGGTGACTTGCTTATCAGCAAACACTACGATTATGGTCCCAAAAATATATCTGAATCCCCAGGTGGTGCACTTAATGGATTGCGTGTGCGTATGTGGGACAAACTTGCACGGATTAATAACTTGCACGACAAGAAACGTACTGCCCTGCACGAACCATTGGAAGATTCATTTAAGGATATGGCTAACTATGGTGTCATCGGTTTGCTCGTTCTACGTGGGAAGTGGGATTCATAATGGAGTCTGAAGAGTGGTTAGATTGGTTAGAGAAAGGTATTAGTAATGAGTGGATTACAAAACCTTTCTGTAATACTCACGAAAGTTACCTGCAATTAACTGAAGAACAAGAGAAAGAGTTTGATGAAGGCGGAGACCCTTGTATTGTTGTAATACAGTTGCTCAAAGGTAATGGATGAAAGAACAAGAGTTATTTGAATGGCTAAAACAGGAGCACTTTCCTGACCTTACTCCGTCTCCCAATGAGTTTGATGGATTCGATTGTGTGACTGAGAAGTTTGGTATGTTCATCGAACTCAAGTCTAGGAATACTCATTACGATACCTTGCTTCTCGAGAAAAAGAAATATGATTTCCTTATCTCTACTGCTGAAGAGCATAAACTTATCCCCTATTATATAAACTATACACCAGAAGGTGTCTGGTCTTTCCGTCTTGACGTGATACCTGTACCAGTATGGGAAGAGAAGTGGTTGCCAGTTACTACTGAGTTCCCAAACAAAAGCAAAGTGATGAAGTCAGTTACATTTCTAAATGTTAATGCAGGTACTAAGATAAAATGACCGACTATAAATGCGTATTTTGTGATACTGTGGTTGTGCAATCTACGCAACCTTTTGACCAAGTTGCTTTGAATATTTTTGCATATCACGTGCAAGGAAAACACAATGATGCTTGAATGGGAGCGCATTGAACCTTGGCAACACATAGTTGATAGCGTTGCCAATGAGTATCGCAAGAAGTTTGAAGACGTAGACATAGAAGATATCAGGCAATCACTTTACCAATGGTTCCTCGAACACCCAGTTAAACTTGATACGTGGGAAGCAATCGGACACAAGGACGCAAAGAATCTTATCTATCGTAGCCTACGCAATCAGGCTTTAGATTACTGCCAGCATTGGAAGGCTAAGTCTGGTGGCTATGAGACAAGTGATTTGTTTTATTACGAAGCAGATATGGTCGAAGCCTTGCTCCCTCCAGTACTACGAGGTGAGTTTGGTGTCACTCATAAGTTAAATCTTGGTAGGACTGGTCGCCCCTCTGCTCCTAATGAGGGTGGCAATATGATGGCGATGATGATTGAAGTTGACTTTGCTTTTTGGAAACTACACAATGATGATAGAAAGTTATTGTTCTTACGCTATGCGGAGTCAATGGATTTCCCAGAAATTGCTAAAGAATTGTTGCTCGGTTCTGAGGATACTGCACGTATGAGACACAAGCGTGCTATCCGTAAACTTATCAACCGTATCGGTGGCTTCAAACCATTCCGAGATGAAGACGATACTCAGCCACCCGTTGAATAGAATCCACTACCATTGAATCGTATGGCTGGAGTATTGTAGATTCTATCTGATGTATGTCCACAAGGGCAGGTAACTTCATCGTCTCGCTTATCTACATCTCGTCTGAGAATCTGGTGGCTCATACATTTGTTGCACCTATACTCGTATGTTGGCATTTAGAATTCTATACCTATCCAAAAGAAAAGAAAATCTATATCAAAATGATAGGTATCTAATTGAAATCCTAAAGCAATTCTTTTGAACGAGAATCCCCAAGTGACCCACAAGTTAAGTACTTTGATTTCTTTATACATTAATCACACCCGTCTATCTCAGTTGGAGCAGTAGTAATAATACCGCAGTCTTTGCACTCTTGTTTCAAATCATACCACCCAACTGCCCTTGTTTCCTCGTCCCATATGACGGTGATGTTGAACATTCTGCACCCACATATGCACGCAAAGGTAGGTGACCCACGAAAATCAAAAGTAGTAATGTCGCTGGTGGAATGACCACGCTCTGCAAGGTGTTCGGTATCGCTTAGCGATGTACTTGTATGCGTGTAAGAGTTGGATTGTTGGGTCTGTGCTGTGCTCGTTAAGATGTTGAGCAATCCCAAAAGCCGTTGAACCTGATTGGTTCTTGGCAAAATTATCGAAACGACTTTCCGTATCAAATATTTTATACGCACATTTCCACTCTTGCCCCTTCCAACCCCACCCAGCCCAAGCGTACCGCTTTGCTAAGACTTTGTTCTCCTTCTTCTGCTCCATAGTGGCGTGTTCTTGTGGTTTGTGATGTCGCTTTATGTGAATGATTTGATTGCCTACTGGGGAAGCAGAGATGACCACTAACGCAGTCACCAATGCCCCCACTAGCAAACCTCGCTCTATGAATATGCACGTTTTCCTGCTAAATATCCTCTTGCTTTGATTCGTAATAATCTTTCTCCTTGGATTAGACGTTTCTTATCAGGGACATCTGCCTTTCCGAGTAGTAATGCTCGCTCACTAGCCATCATTCCACCCCAAATACTACCAGCCAGTAAGTTTTCTTTCCTCATTCCTTCTTCTAAACATTGGCTCCTTACTGGACATTGGTTACAGATTTTGAGAGCAAGGCTTGCTTTGTATGCTTCATCGTCTTGTATCTTTGTTCCTACGCTGTTCTCATACCACCATAGGTTCGGGTCTTCATTGGCACAGAGTGCCTCGTTATGCCACATTGGGGGAACATTAAGTACCTCCGCTATCCTCATTGAGACAACTGTAAGTGAGATACTTCTCTGATATTGACCGCTTTCCCGTAGTCAATGTCTTCTGATTCGTCTACCTTTACGTGGTCTCTGGCGTATAGCCACTCATCTTGTGCCCACATTGGAAGGTCTGACCAGTTCTCTGGTAGTGGGTGCTCATCTGATATGAAAACATTCACTATCCTCGTACCAGTTAAGGCATAGGTTATCTTAAACTCTCTCATTAATCCGTCTCCTCTTCGTGGTTTGTGTTGCACTTTGTGCATTTCCAATAGGCGACATTGGCATTGTCACGCTCTGCGTCCCCCTCGTATGTCTCTCCACACTCTAGACATTCTGAGGAGATTTGTATAGTATCTGTCTCTTCTTGATTGTAATATCCCCAACTCATCGCCAGCCCTCCAACTCTTTTTCTTTTTCTGTTTGTAGATAGGAATCTATGCCACGCTCTGCTCGCTCCTTCTCATTCTCGAAGAAGATTTCTGCGCTCGTAATGCACTCATCTACTGTGTCACCTAGCGGACCTAACGCCTCATAGTCGAAGAGTTCGCACGCCTTCTCCCATATCTTGACGTCAGTCTCCCGATAGTCTGAGCCATACCAAGAAATCATTATCTCGTCTTGCGCTCCGTGATATTTTTGTAGCATTTCTATTGCTTGTTCTACCTTCATACCGTTATCCCCTGTTCTTTGTCGTGTTGAATTGCTTTGTCTAGTGAGCAGTCATCGCAGATTGGACTAATCCATTCTCCGCCTCTGGCGATTTCCCAACCGCATTCTGTACATATAATCATCTCCTGTTGTAACATTTCTTCTTTGTTCATCTCTTTATTCCTCCTCCATTTTAGTTTGGCATTTCGAGCAGTAGATATCTTGCCCTTCCCAAAATCCTGGACGGCTACAATGCCACCAAGATATATCGCTATCTTCTTTCAATTCCCAAGTCTTCATTTCTTTATTCTCCTGTCTTCGCGTGGTCGCACATATTGATTGGATATAAACAGTCACCGCAGATTACCTCAACGACCTCACAAATACAAGGGTCTTCTGGTGTTCCGCAGTTGTCGCAATAGTTCGCGCTCATTGGTTCTCCCCCTCTGTCCAATCAAAGAATCCACCTATTTTATCTTCTAAATAATAACCTAGGGAATCCCCTCCGTAGTTCTCTTCTTCTTCATAATCAATCGCCCATTGTGGCTTAGCAATTATTTTCCCCTTGTCATCAAGGAAAGTTACCTCGAAGCCGTCACCTGTATCGTAATGAATACTTGCGCGGTATGTCTGCCCCTCTTCTTCGATATTAACTTCTAGTGTGTAGGACTCAACCTCTTTGCTTAATAGTTGGACATTCATACCTTCAGCCCCCTGATTCTCTTATATTCTTTCACGGTCACGTTGATTGATAGCGTCTCTGGCTCTCCAGCCTTTGATAGTGC